AGGAGTAAATATAATGCCTAGCGATCCCACTATGATTTGGAATGCAATACTAAGCATAGCCGGTGGCTCATTTATATGGTGGGTACGTGGCATTAGCCAACAGGTACAAGAAACTAAGAGGCGTATTGCCGACACACGAGAAGAGATCGCCAAGACCTATGCAACTAAGGCAGACGTAGAGAAAGACCTTGGTAAAATTATGGATAGGTTTGATAGACTAGACGCTAAGTTAGATTCATTTTTAGTAAAGGTAAAATAATGTTAGAGAATTTGTTTTTCACAAAAAAAGAAATGGCCTGTCACGGCACAGGTGAATGTGAAATGGACGATAACTTCATGGAGAAGTTAATAGCAGTCCGTAAAAAGTTTAATACTCCCATGATTATCAATTCAGGTTACCGACATATAGCTCATAACTCTGCTATCAACGGTGCGCCTAAGTCACCACATATTTATGGTCGAGCAGTTGACGTAGCTGTGTCAGGTAAAGATGCTTATCGTCTGATTCGTATTGCAATGGAGATGGGTATGACAGGTATCGGTGTAGCTCAGAGAGGGCCAATCGAAAGAAGATTCATTCATCTAGACGATATGAACGGTGAAGACCACCCTCGGCCTTGGGTGTGGAGTTATAAGTAAAGGAAATAGCGATATCAACGCTAAGGGGGTAGGGAGCGCCGTACAGAGCATGTAGCTTGTTTAGGCTAGGTTACCTACCCAACGCTCTCCAACGGCTCTCCTGACGCATCCTCGGCAGCGTTTTCTTCTAAATCTTCTGCTTCAAAGAACAAATCTGCATAATCTGTCTTAGATAGCAGGTCAATTAGTTTTTCTTGCCCTAATACGTTAAGACATTTTATAATCGCAGCTTCTAGTGCTTCTCGGTCTTTCGGTACGCCTGTATCTGAGTTAGCTCCACGTACTCTACCTAATAATTCAAGTGCTTTGATGGCGCTATTAGTGTGTCCATTAGTGGCAGCATATGAGTACTGCTTTTCAATTTCTTCAATAACATTGACATTAGTTTCTAGTTCATTCTCTAATGTATGAACTCGTTCTACAACCTCATCTAGCTGTAGCAGTCGATAGCCTTGGTTATAGGCTGACTTATCCGAATACCCTGCGGCCTTAGCTGCCTCAGTTGCATTGCGGTGCAGCACATAAGCCTGTGCAAACTTCTCTTGCTTTTCGTTTAAGGCCATTGTTATTTCTTCATGTTGTTACGAGCAACACCTTTCCACTTCTCTGCTGTACGCATCCCACCAAGACCGAGAAGGGAAAGAAGCAAAGTCATCAGAGCTTGTGTGTCTAATGTAGGAAGAATAATAATAGGATACCAGATAGCTAGTCCCCAACTTACAATAGGGGCAACAATAAACTGCCATGATAGTGCAAAGCAACAGACCCACATGATAGCTGGTCTAGCTCCGCTTACAAAGACGGATGGATGCTTGGCCTGTTCGATGTTAGCCTGTGCCTGAGCCATGTCTAGTGTGATAAGCTGAGACTTTAATTCAGACTCTAGCTTAACCCGCAGGTCTTTGTCCTCAACAAACTTATCAAGTACTTTACCCGCCACTCCTATAATTGAATCTACAATCATTATGATCTCCTACTTGTGTTTAAGTTTTGTAACTTGTGGATACATCTCTAATTTATAACCATCCATAATTAATTCGTCAGTTTCTTTATCTACAGTATCAAAGAACAAATATATTTTTAATTCAGGATATTTAAAGGACATGTCAGCAAAGAAGTTTAACCATGACTGAGGTTCAAAGACAGAGATATGTACGTTAGTTCCGTCAGCAAACTTCTTTAGCGCAGGGACACACGCAATATTAAAGAACACCATCTTACCTGCATAGGATAGAATTTCATCCACAACCCACTTCAAATCTGTCTCTGGGATATGTTCCAACACATCAGTACAAATTACTGCATCAAAGTTACCCTTCTCCCATGAGTCAGGCAGTGTATTGTGCTGATCATATGCTGGGTCGTACAGTCTGAAAGAATCTAAATTCCAAAGTTCTCCAAGGGGCTTATCTATTTCATCAGATAGTTCTTTAAAGTCATCGCCGTAAAGAACACCCTTACCAGCACCATAGTCTAGCAAACTAATGCAGTCATTCTTTTCTAGATAGCTTCCAATAATATCTACAAATTTTAATAGGCTCTTACCGTTAAACATTCCTTTAGCTGCTGAGTGCATCTTTTTATATTCTGAAAGAAGCTCATGATACTTTTCAGATGCGTTGTGCTTATGAGTATGGGACGACTCATAATCAATCTCTCTGTCTGGAACATGTCCCCATTTAGAAAGCTTGGTTTCTTCCCAGCTATCATCAGTCATTGTAGTAATCCTTAAATTGAGGGCGCTTGTCCCTACTGTTATTTATTTTCCAAAGATCAGCAACCATTGTATTTTCTCCGTGGAAATCTAACACACCTTCCATGCCCTGATCTGAAAAGACTTTCTCGCAATCTTGTGCCATAGCTAGAAGCTCACCTGTAGTCCAATAAGTTTTATCTTCTACATTAACTTCAATGTACTTAGGCTTAGGAACTTCTCCTCCTTCTACATCACCCGTAGTCTCTGTTTTTTCTTCTTTTGTAGGCTCTTCTCTACAACAATCAAAGCCCCATAGATGAATATTTCTAATGCCCATTGTATGGAAGACGCCAATAGCTCTCATGGCTGCACACGTACCGCCAGTAATAAGCGTGGCTCCTTGAGGGATGCCAAGGTTATCTTCTACCTTAACCTGCTGATTAACAATTTCTTTACCCTGCTCTTCTTCTTGACGAAGGGAATCAGTATAAGCATGCCAGCCATAGATAGAAGCCTTGCTCTCAATCAAGTGCTCAGTAACAGAAGGATCAGTCATAGAGGCAACAAAGAATCTTGTAGTAGGATCAACGGTTGAAAACAAATCTTTACGAATAACATTGTGTGTACTCTTACCTGTAATAGGACGAGGGTCTAAGACAACACAGCCCCAAGGCTTGATACCTTGAGCAAGTAGGTGTGGATATGCGTGTTTAACTGTAAGTAATTTAGCATGTGGGTTATCACTGATAAATTTTTTCAGTGCATCATAGTCGATGTACGGCCCAGCAGAAACAATAATACCCATTTCTTTATTGGCAGGATGTTTAGTTACCCACTTCTTATCTCCAATAAGTTTCATATTGGTTTGGATATTATTTGTAATGTACTCTCTAGGAACTGAGTCCCGTGGATGTACAATAATAGGTACACGTTTCAGTGTGTCTGGAACTTCTTCTAAATCTAAATCGCTCAGGACAACCGCAAGATGTGTATGTCCACCGTCAACTACCTTATCTCCAGAAGGTAAGATGTATTTTCTAACTACACTCTTCTCGTCAAAGACAGTCCACCCGTCTTCTACCGCAGGTTTTTCTTCTAATTTCTGTATGGCAATACCATCAAAAACTTTTTTAACACCCTGAGCTTTTTCCTGTGGAAGATTGTCGTCATCATCCTTTGTGAAGTAATGATCCATAACAACCACTGGAACATCTTTTAAAAATTCATACTCAATCTCTACAGTTTCTTTACTGTTGCCGCTACCAATTAAAGCAAAGTCTACAGACTCTAATTGATGTGGATATTTTTTAAGATTATCTAGCTTATAGTGTTTGGCTAGGCTCTCTCTTACATTTCCTTTTACTATTTCAAAAGAGAAATCTTTCTTCTCTTTCTCTTTCATGTGTTCCTTAAACTCGTCAAGCCTAGCTGAGACAGCCTTCTCTGTGTTGTGTGGCTTGGCATTAAATTCTAAAGCATCTGTGGCTGACGTAGCATCTTCAAACAAATCAAAGCCAACATAATGTACACTGTCTGTATTTTCAAACGCTGCCAGAGCCATCTCAACAGCCCGACCTGCGTTCCATGTGCCTGTCTCTAGCAGAGTGCTTGGCTTGTAGTGCCTGATTAAGTCAGCAAGCTGGCGATACCTGTTGGGTAGAATGTCTGGAGATGTTTCGGTATCAGACAGTTGAATAAGCCTGTTGCCTTCTTTGTCTCTAAGGGAAGCATTCTTCTTATCTCTGAGACAAGCGAATAGATCATGGACATAGGAAGACTTACTAGAAATTTCATGTACCCTCATGCCATGAGCTACGTAAATAGTACGAAGCCTATTTAAAATAAAGCTGTCATGCCACTCACGATAGTTCAAAAACTCTCCAGAAATAAACGCTCCTCTAAAATCTCCAAGCAAGTCTACTGCTGTCTGTCTAGAAAGATTATATGCAGCAAAATGACCTGTATCTTCTAGGCATACCATATCAATCTTTTCTTTCCCATCAGGAAATAGTTTATCTAGTTCTGCTACTGTAATTTTTTTCTGTGAGATTACGTCAGGGTCTAACCAGACCATCCATGCATCAACATTATTAAATGCACACTCTGTCATAGCTAAGACACGAGGCATAAACTTATGTGGGTCTAGGATATCCTGATATGGAATCTGTCCTCCCTCAGTACCGTTATGTTCTGCATACTCACTGGAAAAATTAATATAGTCCTCTAGATTATCCAGAGCATGGTAAAAAATATTTGACCCTTGAGGTAGGCTATGCTTAGTAATATCCATATCATAGTGATATAAATGAAACTCAATATCCTGAGACCAAAAATCTTTAAATTGATTTAAGACTACGTTTCCTGTTTGATTTAAAATGTCTTCGTTAAAACAAGTTACAACTTTATATTTCATCGGTTAGTCCATGTAAAAGTAAATAAGAATAATCCATATTCCACTCGGAAGCATACTGTGCATCTGTAGTTCTCTGACAGTTCCAATTTTTAAACCAAGGACCACCAGTTGTAAAGTGGACGTTCTTAGCTTCTAGCTTCTCATCTGAATGTCCATCAAGCCAGTTCCAATCCTCTGTAATCTTACCAATGTCAGATGTCTTATCAGAGAGCCAGCCAAACTTATGTAGCCAAGACCCGCTATTTGAATTGATTTCATTAATTGTTAGCTTCTGATGTGCTGGGTGAGCACAGTTCCATAGTACAAAGCTAGACCAGTTCTTTCTAAAATAATTTTCTTGTAGCTTACCATCCATCTTAACTGTTTCTGTAGGAGCATAATCATGCTGCACACAAAACAAAGGATAAAAATCTGAGTACTCCTGAGTAGTATACTCTTCAAACAAATCATTAATGTCTGTCCGCATATACATATCAGAGTCCATATATAAAGCCCAACCTTCGTACATATTAAGTGCTGGAACAAGGAACCTAGTAAAACTAAAATCAGTAGAGAAAGGGCGACCATCTTTCAGGTCAATGAACTGATCGTCTACAATATCAAACTGTCTGTAGTATAGACCCATGCGCTCAACAGTGGGGCGCTTGATGGGTATAATTCGTACAGCTTTAGATGCGGTACGTTCGATAGCAAACTTACATACATCATAAGCTGTCTGTTCGCGTGGATCGTATCCTATGTATACAGTAAATGGTAATTTTTTAGACATATAAATAGTTGTAGAGAGGAAGCGACAACCCCCTCTCTACATCCTTTCCTTAGTTAATTTTAATAGTCTTGGGTTGCTTTTCTTTTGGAACTTCTCTTTGAAGAGACAAAGTTAAAATACCATTCATGAGTTTAGAATCAACAACTTCCATATGCTCACTCATCTTAAACCTTTTATAAAAATCTCTTTCCGCAATACCGTTGTATAAGTTTTCAGTTTTATTTTTTGTATCTCTGCTACCTTTGACAGAAACCAAACCATCTTCAGAAGTAATTGATAATTCTTCTTTAGTAAATCCTGCTACAGCAAGACTTAATTTAAAATTATTTTCGTCAATCTTGGTAATGTTATGTGGTGGATAGTTGCTACTAAACTGATCTTTGATATTTTCCAGTTCCTGAAATAAAGAATCAAACCCAATTGCATAGTTACTTAATACTGTTCTTGTAATATTTGGCATAATATTTTTCTCCTTTGGCGAGTTAGTGAAGCCCTGTTTTAGCAGCTTCATATATATTATATAGTATTTTTATTTATAGTGCAAGTCTTTTTTACACTCCACAAACCCCACCGCTCCCACTAATGTCGCAGATGTCATGTGTCTGTACGTTGTCTTCAAATTCTTCGCCCAGCTTTACAACTGCTTCCGCATAAGGAACAGCAGTCAAAGGCTGACCACCACGGCACCCGTCAGGGAAGCAAGTGAAGCCACGTAGTCTGTGAGCATACTTAGCCAGTGTCTGTGCAAAGTCCTCTACACCGTCTTCCTTGTTGCCTTCTGTACCCCATGCAGGAAGATTGATAGTGCTAGAGATAGACATATCTACATACTCCTGCACGTTAGCTTGGAAACTTAGTCGTCGTTCGTAGTCAGTGGCAAGATCAATTGCTGATTCAATTTTCTCTGGCTTAGTATCATAGAGATCAATCATCTCTTGAGCAGCACTGTCTACCACATACTGGTAGTGCCACTTCTTTGACTTGAGGTAGCGTCGTTTGTATGCCACTGCAAATATAGGCTCAACACCTGTGGAAGTTCCAGCCAGAATACCGATTGTTCCAGTAGGTGCAACTGCTCTAACCGCTGCTGGTCGTGAAACAGAAAGTGTCTTTGAAAAGTCTCTGGCAATTCTGTCGGACTCTGCCTCGTAAACTTTAAGCCAGCGATGCAGTTCTGGGGTAGTCTCGTACCTATGTCCTCGTTGGATAAGCCATTCGTGAAGCCCCATGAGTCCCAAGCCAAGCCGCCTGTTTTTCTCACGAACAGTTTTAATCTTATCATAAGGTAGCTGTGCTCGTAATGTTCCGCACAATAAAAACTTGGTTGCGAGTTGGACAACATCTTTGAGTTGGCCGAGGTCATCAATCCTAGCAAAGTTAAGACTGCCAAGATTACAAACATCACTATCATCTTCAGACGTAACTTCCGTACAGGCATTACGTAACGTCTCGTTTTCTTTCTCGAAGAAGTTAAAGCTAAATCCGGGTTCAGCACTTCTAAGAGCCTGACGTACATTATACCTAAAGACATCTCCAATTTCTCCTGTTTCCCAGTAATTCAACAACCAATCAGTATCATAATTCACGCTGATGTTTGTCATATCAAGAGGACAGGGAAAGTCAAAGTCATCTTGCTTAACATCAAAATAAGTCTGCCCTGTCTTACCAACAGGCATGTCTGCCCAGTTCTTTGCATTAAGAAAGGGCATGATATCAGAGTGTTGATGGTTAAGCGAAGCATAGATAGCACTGCGTCTGCTACCACCCTGCATAACCCTGCGACCAATCTCGTTAATCATTTGCATCTTAGGAATAGGACCGCTGGCTGTCCCACCTGTGCCTTTAAGGACCGCCCCTTCTCCACGATAGACAGAGTAATCAATACCAATACCACCACCTGTCATTAAGCAGGACTCAGACTTCCAAGACAGGTCAGCCCAATCTTCTCTGGTATCTTCTTCTGCTCGAAGAAGGTAACAGTTATTAAAGAATTTCTTTTCGCGTCCTGCATAGTATAAATATCTACCACCCGGAAGGAAGCGGAGGTTAGACATGTGGTCAATCAGTTCGTCTTTCTCGTCACGAGTTAGATAGCTTTGACATACATCTTCAACCAGAGTACATGCCAGTTCGTGCATAGTTTCTGCACCTGTGTGTGAGTATTTAGTATTGAAAATATCTTCACTGAACTTAGACCTAAACTGTGGATTTCTATTTGATTTAAACATACACTTCCCCTTCGTACTTCTATTTATTGTAATACAATTCTAAGATTAACTCTGCATAGTGGATAGCTTTCTTAATGTCTTTCTCCCCTTCTCCTTTGGCACGATGGCGTGTAATATACTTTACTACATTACCCTCAAAATAGTCAAGGCTATTAGCATGAATATATTCTACTGGCTGGATGCCGCAGTCTTTGTAGTGATTGCCTCCAACCTGTTTGGTCAGAGTGTTTTTGGTGTCTTCTTTATAACGTCTTAGATAGTACTCTTCTGATCCTTCTCTAGAGGAGCGTGTTGATCCTTCTTCTGACATTCTCTTGATCTCCTGTTTCGATTACCTTCAAAGCAAAGCTCCTTACCTTGTGAGGTTCAAGCCCTGCATGGGTACAGATTATTTCAAAGTCTTCGCTTGTCACACCAACAGATGCAAAGAACCATGCCTTAGCTTGATCTCTTTCAAGTGTAATACTGCTGGCTTCATAGCTTCGTTTCTCTTTAAACAAATCTAAGAAAGCCTGTAAGATAACAGATACGTATAAAACTTTATGTGGGTCTTTATTTAATTGATCGTATAAAGATTCTAGTAAAGGCTCATTCATCTAAATTAAAATCCTGTACTGGTCTGTAGAACTTACCGCCTACCCAGTTGTTGTAGTAGGCTGGCTCATCTGTACCTTCCAGTGTAGCAGTCAGAACATGCCGTGTTACTTGGTGGTAGCACTCATAATACTTCATGCTTCTTTTATTTTTAAACTCTCCTAGAATTTCAAATCTAAAATTATCTTTGCCGTGTTTATCAATGTCTTCCTTGAGGTGACGACTAGAACCTGCATATACTTTCCAGTTGGATTCAGTTTTTTTCTTACCCTTACGGAAAGACCAGTACTGCTTACAGCCTATGTAGGCTTTCTTTGTTTTCTTGTTTGTAATGCAGTAAACAAATCCAAAGTATTTGTGGATGTTGCTGTCCTTGTCGTACTCCCAGTGCATTTAGTATGCAACCTCTTCAACATCAGGTGTCTTGTTTACTTGGACAAGATGTCTTTTACCCGACGCATATTTAAATGTACGTAAGCCTTGGCCCTGATTTGCATCTTGCCAACATTCTCTGTTATGGCGGCAATAAACACAACCAATAGGAAGACGCATGTTACCAGACTTACCATCAGGAACAGCAGAGTAGCACCTATCAGGGATTGCGGACGATGGTTCAACCACTTCCTTGAGTTCTTTGATTCGTTCGGACGCATTTATCATCTCCATTGAATGTACTTTTGATAGACATATCTCACCAGTTGATTTATCAATGACCAAGAACCCAGCCTCGCTCAATCCATTTGCTTCTGCATAGGCTGAAATCTGTGCGATGTAACCGAAAGGATCGTCGTTCACCAGATCGTTACGCTTAAACTTATCAAAGCTTCTACCGGATGCGCTCTTACAATCAATAAGGACACCATCAATAAGTGAGTCTTGGTGTCCCTTAACGCCCTCTAAGGTTAGCTCCCGTTGCTGGTCAGTAACTGTATGTCCTGAGACAGTAGCGCATAGCAACAACAGTTCTTCTAAAATATATCCGTATAAGAATTTAATTCTTGTGCTTGGTTGAATATGATCTTCAGTTGTCTCTACTCTTGAGTCATACCATAACTGTCTGTTTGGTTTGCCAATGGCTGATAGCCGTAGACCTCTACGATCCCTTGGAGTTTCGTTCATGAAGTCTTTAACGTGTGTCTTCAACATCTCTCCAAAGGTATCAATGTGCTTGTCTACCTCGGCTTCATCCATATCAATAGGATCAAAAGTAAATAGCTTATAAATATCTTCAACTAAAGTATCAATTGTTTTTGTCATAAAAATTAGAG